GTGAAGGTTGGACACCCCGACGGGAAGCATTTAAGCTAATTTAAGTTTTTGACCCCAGTCAAGATCCTTGCAATCCTTGGAAAATAGTCCAAGTTCCTCAGGAAGAGATTGCTGAAGGATATCCAACCACCATTTTTCAGAGAGGTTTTCCTTCCTCTGAGAGTCCGGTTGTCCCGTGTACCAAGTTAATCTGGTATCACTGTACAACATATTTATAGTGGACTCGTCCTTTTCGATCCCGAAAAGGTTAGGGAATTTCTTTTTGAAATCCAAAGTCAGACAAGGAACTACATCCTCAGGTATCACATTCGCCAGATCTTCTACAGTCATCCAATTAAGTTGGATCCAAGAACTTATTTCTCTGGCCTTTGCCCATACCCGTTTGTTGTGCCACATAGCTTTTTCGGCAGACTTATCCTCATTAAGAACTTGTTTAAGGTTCTCCAATGGTTCCTCAAAGAGGAGATTGACAGTCATTGCCTTATAGGCCTTGGAATATTCATCTTCAAGGTCAAAAGCTCTACCCTCGAATAAACCTTTTCGAGAGGATGTCGTGTGAAGAGAATCTAAATTATATCTCTTACAGACTCTACGGTGCATCAACCAAAATGCAGCTTCCTTTGGTTTAACAGGACGAAGCTTCTTTTCGAAATTCCGATAATACCGAATTACGGTCGCGATCCTAAGATCAAGCTCATGGATTTCAGAAGCATCATCAAGTGGAAGGCCTAGGCCTCCCAAACCCTCAGGTATAAACCAAGGAAGATCATATTTTGTTAGTTCCTCCATGTTATAGTAGATAAACCTACTTTTGACAGCTGGCCACAATTCTGTGGGACAGGTTCGTTTCAATTCATGACAAATTTCGCCTAATTGATAGGCCTTCATCTTCGAATATGAACCATCTCCCCTCACTGACGTGACTCTCTTCCGTGCCAACATTAGACCAAGATTGATATATTTCCTTTCAATCCAGGAATCCTCAAACCGTTCGAAAATGGTTGAGTTGATTGTACAGAAGGTATCTGAGAAGTAAGTCTTTCCAACACTAGATTCCAATCCAGCAATTGCGCAAACAGTCTCCCAAGTTTTCCTAAGATACCTTGCACTCCCTTTTAGGAGGCAATCATCTCCATTGATGAGGAGAGGAGCTTCCTTTCCAACATGTCTTTTTTGACCATGTACACGGAAAGTCCTCTTTCTCTCATCGGATAACTCAAGAGCCATACGGCAAAGTGCTGCATTGGCAATACACAAGAACGGAAATGAAACTACAGATCCCATTAATTGACCTTCGGTCTGGGGATACTGCTTTCCTTCTTCGACGAAAATGTGTTTCGTAAGAGCTTTCATAAATAGAAAACGCAACTTACACAAAAAGTCCTCTGGAAGTTTCGCCAGATCATCTTTGGGTATATTAGAAGCCATCTCTTCCATTAACTGGTCGAGAATGGTTTCGGAAACCCAAGAATGTAAACGATTTGTGCTAGAGACATAGTCTCCGGAAACAGCTATTTCGTCATCTCTTATTGACCCTAGGATGAAATTTACATCATCCTCACTCACAGGTTCTCCAATTAACTTGAAGATACGATGCTTCTTGAGGGTACCCCATAACCATTTTTGTAGGGGTTTGAGACTTGTATACAGGAGTGGTGGTCCTTTACTAATGACACGAACCTTTAGAGGTTCGGCTAGACCAACAGCCTCAACGAGGGGAACCTCGTCAATAGCCAAAGAGAAAATCCTATTGAATTCCTCTTTCCACTCAATTTGTAGTGTTGTTGTGTCAACCAAAAGAATCGATTGCGACCCAAGGGGTGCAATCTCTTCATCAATCGAATCCGAAAGATACTCGGCCCTATGTGCGAATTCAGACTCACTAATGTTCTGAAATAACGCTTCACCAGTTTCCATTTTGGAACTAGTGTTAAACTGTTTACAAACTTCATAAAGTTCGGCCACAGATCCACATGCTGATCGACTACGAATGTAGTTGGCAGAGGTGGAAGGGAAAAAAGGACTATAGAACATTTCAGATGTAAAAATTTCATCCTCAAAGAGTTCTTGAACGGTCCTTCGGAGTTCTTTTTCAATAGCTGGTCGCGCCACTTCAGTGACGACTTTTCTCGCACCTAACAGAGCCCGGGAAACGGGATGTTGGGGAACTTCTATATCGACAGGTAACATAACTCTAGGTTCAAGAAGAGTTAGTTCGATCCTTGTGTCGACTTCAGATTTTTTAATCATAGAAGTTGGAACTGAAGGCATTGCCTTCTTAAGCTGTTGAACAGTATCGATGAATTGCATAAACCGATCATAATCACGTGACTTCATTTGAAGAAGCATATTTTGATATGACCCACCCAGAAGAAAATGATAGTCCCAAAAGGCATTGCCTGGATATCTGTTTTCTTTATAATTAAATTCGGGTTTAGGGGGAAGATCTTGTCCTCGGTAGAATGCGAAGATAGCGGCGAATTTCCATTTAAGGAATTTCACCCAGCTAGATTCACCATTGATTGAGACAAAGTCCAATAACATTTGGATTGTCTTGTATCTGGTTCTCGACGCTAAGATATAATCTTTTAGCTGAGAAGCACTTCTTGTCTTCTTCTTACAACGGAACCAGCGAGCAGTTTGTGGGGCCTTATGGCCGAAAAGTGTGTATAATTCACACATAACATCGACTGCTTCAACGATATTTCTACAAACGTCGGGTTTGACATTAGATCCACAAAAGATGGATTCGTCAACCTCGTAGAGCTTTGGCTTCCACCGGGGAAAGAAATCTTGGAAAAAGTGTTCACTTTTCTCCTTGAAATCTCTCTCTGGTCGAAGACAAAGTCCGTTTGCGAGAATAATAGTTTTGGGATCGTACGATCCTATCAAATTGTTTGGGCCTTCGGGCCCAAGCGCATATGATCCACTGGGCGCAGCCCAGGGGTTATTCTTTAGTTGTCTTTGCATTGAATGCGGACAACAGAG